GATCTTATACAGGCTCCGACCCAAGTAAGACTACGCTGAACGCTGAAAATACTGACCTTGTGATTGATAGTCACGAGATTACTCAGTTTGATATTAACAAGGCTGATGAGAAGTTTTCTCTACCTCAGCTTGTCCGTATGTATTTGCGCCCTCACTTAGACGCACATGCTCAAAAAATTAATGATAAAATGTGGGTTCAGGCTTCTAAGTTTAACTCAGCTTTTTATGATGATAATTCGGGTGCTACTGTGCTTGATGATTCTGATGTGCGATTTGCACGTAAAACCCTTCTTAAAAGAGCATATGCTGACCCTAAAGACGGGTTTGTAAGTGTGCTTGACCCTGATGCTGATGATGACTTAGGTTCTTTGGCTATCTTCCAACAGGCAGATCGCAGAGGGAATAATATGATTCAGATTGATGGTTCTATGGGAACTTTTTCTGGGTTTAATTTCTTCCTTGATAACTTAGGTTCTTCTTATAGTTTAGCTTCTGTAGGTGACGCTGTTGTAGCTGCTGCCGCAAGTGAGGGTGATACTTCTATCACTATTGATGACGGTTCTGGTTCAGCTTCTTCTGCTGACTTGAATGAGGGTGACTTGATCTATTTTGCTTCTGCAAACGGAAAGGATGAGATTTACACGGTTGACTCTGCAACTACAACGGCTATTACGCTTAAAGAAGAGTTAAGAGCTGATGTTGCTGATGACGCAGCTATTACAGCTGTGCCAGCGGGTCAAACGCAGTTGTTCTACCACCCTGATTCGCTTGCTCTTGTAACAGCAGGTATGGAATCTGTTAGTTCAGCAAGCTCTGTTCAGAGAGCAATTGGGTATGATGCCTCTAACAACATGAATTACACTCTTACTATTCAAGAGACAGTTCATGGTGCTACGGTAACTATTGAGACTCTTTATGGTGCTCAGAACTTCTACGAAGACTGGGGAATTCGTTACATTAGAGGGTCTATCGCTAAGGCTTAATCTAAAGTATATATAAGGGGGGGGGTGTAACCCCCCTTATTTTTAATTTAAGTAAACAGCGATGGAATTGACATCAATCTTAGTACCCGTATTAGCAGCCTTTTTTGGTACAGGAATAGGGACTGTGTTAACGGTTTTGTTTAACAGAAAGAATCATTCAGACGATCAGATACAAAAGTTTTTAGATAGGTATGAGACTCAGCTAATTAAGCAAGAGCAAGAAAATTTAGACCTTAGAAGGGAGTTGGGGCATGTAAAGAGGCAGTTTGAGGCGTTACAGCGTAATTATCAGGTTCTTAACAGTCTTCATTTAGATATTCCCATGCCATTGTGCATAGTTACAAAGGATGGCACGTTGACTCACTATAATAACGCTTATTACGAAGTGTACTTAAAGAATTTAAATTTACAAAAAGATGAGGCTCAGGGTATGAGCTTAATTGAGGTGTTTGGGATGGATATAGGGTTGGAATACCAAAATGGATGGGACACGATACACAGGACTAAAGAGGCTATCATCTTTGCAGAGCGTGTTTTGCAGCATCCTGATAAAGAAGATTATAAGTATCAAAAGTTTGTTAAGTACCCATTGTTTACGGGTGAGAATGCAACATACGCAGGGGTCTTGATTGGGCTTGATGAGATTTCTGAGCAAGAATATGAAAAGTTTAAACCTAAAAAAGTAAGGTACTTTAGATGAGTAAGCCATTTTGGAAAACAAGAATCCGTGATTGGGGTATTATAAACGCTTTACAAAGAACGGTAAACGGAGAAAATAAAACGGGTGAGTTTATTCATGGGGTTCTTGATATCTCGCCTATTCCTAATGAGCCTATTGGTAAGTTTTTAAAGGCTATTATATCTGGGAACATGTCTGTTGCTAAAGCTGAACTTAAAAAGATTGTGACGGTAAGGCATATTGTATCCATTGTGGCGGCAGTACTTGTAGTGTCGGGTAAGTTAGATTTAGAAACGGTCAATGCTTTTATTAGTGTGTTTGGTGACTTAATGGAATCACTTAAAGGGGTGGGGCTTTAATGGCTTGGTCTGATTTAACATTAACAAGAGATGATATTGATGCTTTTGAGAAGCAGACGTTTCGTGATTTGAATGTTACGGTGGGTAATACTGAGCTTAGGTTAGATGAAAAGGATAATCTTATGCTTTCTAAATCTAAGCAAATACTTGAATCAGACGTTGCTGATAAGTTACAACACCTTATTAATGATGAAACATTTGCATCTGAAACTGATTTGTTAGACGGTATTTACGGTGCAGACACAAGGGGGCTTCTTAAAGATTTATTAGTCTATAAGTTTCTTGAAGTGTGGTTCTTTCAGGACTCTACCCATGCGGATAGTAAAGCTATGATTGCAGCTCAGAAATATAACAATATGTACACCCATTATTTAGATATCAATCTGAGAAGATTATCTGGTGCACTATCAACGCCAAAGGCATCATCTCATTATGTATTTAGGGGGACATATGGATAATATACTTAGTGATATTCAAAATGCTATTGCAAAAGACCTTGAGTCTGTAACATCTGACTCTTCTATGAGAGAGGTATATGATGAAGTTGCGGACATGTATGAGGAATCGTTATGGGAAGCTAATGTTAAGTCTAAAAACCCTGATGGTTCGGCAAGAGTACCACTCCATCCTTTTTATAGAGATTTCAAGTCAAGTAAGGGAAGAAGCACAAAGCCTGATTTTATATATAGTGGTAAAGCTAAAGATAGTTTTTATGCCACGCCCAATAATGAGGGTGTTAAATTTGGCTTTTCAGACGCTAAAGCGTCCCAATACATGTATGACCATGAGTTTGGTGAGAACGGAATGCCTGAGCGAAGAATGATGCCTACAGAGGAAGATACTAAGAACTCTACGGAACAAAAAGAGAATAGAGATGGGGTTGAGCAAATTTTACTCGATCATTTATCTAAAAAAAGAGTGGTGAATGTGTAATGGCAAGAGCTTTTTCTATAAAAGAAGGTAACGATTATACGGTAAGAATAAAACCATTGGTTAGCACTCTTAACAAAACGTTAAGTGTTAGGGCTTATCCAGTTGGAGGCGGTTCCTCTGTGGAATTAGGAACTTTAGATGGTGGAGCTGAAGATGCTACTTTTGATATTGAATTAGTTACGTCAAATTTAGATGTTGGTAATTATTATTTAGAATTTTTTGCTAACTATGGGCTTGGCGATGTTGTTGTTTTAAATAATGGTGGTGAGAATATAATTTTAATCGTTGAAAACATGGGTTCTATATGATATTTGTTAGTATAGATTCTGAGAGAATGATATTTGTTAAGATGTTTAAAACAAATGCTTTTGGTATAGAGTCGGCTGTTATAGAAGAAACATTTGTAATTAGGGAGGGATAATGGCTGAAAGATCAAGAGCGACATTAAAAGAATATTTTGAGGCTGGTGATGTCCCTTTGGAATCTCAGTTTATAGATGTATTTGATAGCCATTATAACAAAGAAGATGACGTTTTATTCCCAAGTAGAACAATATATGTTGACAAGGAATTTAGTGATAATCAGACACCATTTTTCGACAACATAAGCGATGCGTTGACGGCAGCGAATGCGATGAGCCCAACGGTGAGTAATCCTGTAACGATTAAGGCATTCAGCGATACGGACGGAAGCCCGATAGGGTTGGGAGATAATGACTACTACACGTTGAGAGATTCAGGAATCGTGTTTGAGAGTAGTTATGATCCGATGCAGTTATTGTTTAAGGGTGGTGAGGTTATAGAAGATGAATTTTTATACGAAGTAAAAGAAAGTGAAATGAATATCGAGGTAACACTATGAGCGGAATTAAAAGAAATGTAGTAACGAGCGCACCTACAACCTTGCAGGAAGGGCATGAGGTGTTCTACAACAATAATGGAACATACACTCATTACATCGGGAATAGCTCTAACAAGCCTGTTCCTGCAAAAGGTTATGATTTTATCTGCTTAGAAATCGAATATGTTTATGAGACATCATTTAGTGCAAGAGTTATTGATACATCAATAAGCGGGGTTTCTTTAGATTCAAATGATGCTTTTGGAATTGAAATATCAGGCTTTTCATTTAGCTCTAATGATGATATTAGTTCGCCTGACAAGCATAAGGTAATTTTTGACCCAGACAGTGAAAATATTGTTTTCACAAAAATAACAGGTAGTACCGAAAATAATATTATAACTCTTCAATTTGTAAGCCCATCTACTTTACTACCAGTTATGTATAATAATGAAAACTCGAGCCCATATTTAATATTTGAGATAAGGATATATAATGCCTAACGCACTCATCATAGGAATATCAGACAGCTTAGGGCATGAACTTAATGTTCGTGATAGCTTTCTTACCTACGCTCCTAATGGTTGGGGTGCTGATATTCTTATGGGTACTGAAAATGAATCCCTTGCAGATAATGAACACGTAGTTCATACAATTGAGATGGGTGGATTCATTAGTTATAGTGAGATGGAATCTATTCGCTCATGGGTATCATTAAGTGATTACGATATTATCATTTTTTCGTATTACTTGGGAGCGATTGACTCAGTAATGGAAGCTGTTGTAAGTATTGATGATAAGATTCTATTCATGCCGTTAACGGGCGCATCATCAAGAAGAAAAAACAACATTATATACTGTGGTGTAGGCTCAACAGAAAACACTTCAGATAGTAGCTCAAAGCGTGTAGAGTGCTACGATAAGGCTACACTATTAACAAGTTCATGGCAGTTAACACCTTCATATGTAACACCTGCCATTGCGAGTAAATGTGCTTATTTGTTAGATGATGGACTTACAAACACTCAGGCACGGCAAGCATTAAGATATAGCTGTTCGCTGTCAACTTGGGATAGTACAGATGGGTTCGGTAAAGTACCATCAACATTAACAGCGCCCGACAATTACCCTATTGAACCTGTTAACAATCTTAGAATTATAGGCTATGCTTCAACTACCCATGCTGAATACAATCTATTTGAAGGGCAATCTATTGATTCAGTTCGGTTATATATGGATGATACGTTGCTTTATGACGGAAACGGAACAGAAACGATTTTAAGCGCTTCAAGTTACGCTCCTAATGATTCGAGGGTAACTTACAGAGTGCTGTTTGATGATTTCAGTCACACCTTCACTCAGGATGATGAGGGTGAGCATGTGTTTTCAGCAGTAGCGGTTAAGGATGGAGTAGAATCAAGTGCAGAGGTGTACAGTAAGCATACCTACACCTTAACTCAGTCTATATTACAAAGTTATTTTGGAGTGAATTACGATGAGGAAAGCGAAGCTCCAGAGGTCGTAGAAGAGGAAGTAATTGAAGAAGCAGAAGAAGCCATACCTGTGCTTGCAACACCAACACCACCTTCATTAGCCCGATCATCTGAGACGGTTACGGTAACACCAAATGAAACAGCTACGACACTCAAACTCTATCGAAAGACACGGATAGAGGATGACTGGGAATTGGTAGGAACGACTACAGAAAGCACGATCAGCGATGATACAACCGATGCAGATAAGAATTACATCTATGCGGTAAAAATCGCAAACAGCGAAACAGAAAGCGACTATTCAGAGCCAGCTTACATTGCTGGTAATACTGTTAGGGCTTATTCTCCTACAATATATTTATAACATGAACAGATCGGTAATATTAAACAATATAAAAAAGAGTTTTTACGATTACTCTTCTAAGTCTACAAGGCAGACTATAGAAAAGGTATTGAATTATGCAGGCTCTACATTTAATATACGGGAGCGGTCTGATATTAAAACAGAGGCTGTTATGTTTAAATATAATAATGGCAGTACAGATTATTTAGTAGATGATGAAAAGCCTGTAGAGCTTATTCAGAGCTTATCTGCACTTGTGTATATTGAACAGGCAGATCAGCACTCTACAAAAGAAGTAAGGTACAATAGGATGCTTGAAATATCAGATGTTCTTATAGAGTGGGCGGATAGTTTGGATGCTCACTCAGAGATAGGGGCTGACGTTGAGTCTTTTACATTTTCAGGTGTATCTTCAGCTCAGGAAGATGACGGATACCTTTTAACAGAATTGAACTTTAAAACAACAATAAACATTCGATAGTTATGGCAAAATTAATATTTGAAAGCGCTGAAATACTAAACTCTGGAGATTCTTCTCAAGGTGTTATTAGTAATATAACAGTTGATGGGGTGGAGATTTCTTTAGACCCAAACGCTGTTAATGTAGAGGACAACAGGGAGATTTTTGAGTCTTACACGGGTAGGATTGTAATTAGAACTAAAAACACAACATTTGATGGTGGTGGAGCTATTCTTGATAGTGCCTATGTATCAACAGATGGCACGTTACCTACAGAGGGTAAGTTAAAATTAAATGGTAAGGCGGGCACACACGATATCACAACTGATTTAACCTATATTCAGGGGCACGGAGCTTTTGATAATGGAAGGTATGAGGTTGTGCTTGTAGCTCAGGCTGAAGATGTAGATGGCACCTCAGCATTAACAGTAGCAACAGCATCTTAATATAATATTATGCCAGCGCAATTAAGAAAATTAGCAATTATAGATACCTCCGATTTAGATGACACACAGTTGTTCTCTATCTATCAGGAGGGGGCTTCTGAGGCTTCTCGGCAAGCTATTTCTATTGAGCCTAATTCTGCCACTATCGAAAATAACAGGGAAATATATACAAGTAAGGTATATGATATTACGCTTTCAGGTTTATATACAAGTTCTGCTCAGTCTCAACTTTCAAGTTGGTCTGACGGAACTAACCTGTTTTTCTCTGGGTATGGATTAGACAATAGAATACTTCAGGCTGAGGGCACACTTGAATGGGTTAGAGGATTTGAAGATAATGCTTCTAATGTATTTTCAAGTCAAAGAGAGGCTATAGGTGGGTATGAATCTAACGGTAAGCATAGCTCGGGCATGTCTTATTGCAAGAATGCACTTGCATTATATGACTTTGTGGAGGGCGAGACAAGTGGTATTGCAGCAGGATGGGCTAAAACGGGTGGTACAACTTCGTTCTCATCTGGACGACAGACGTTTAGTACTACTGGCGGTTCTCCTGTATATTTAAGGAGAGAGATTCACTTTCCATTCCCTAATAAACAGTTAACATTTAGTTTGACATGTACTTCTGTGACTGAAAATGATGATGTTTCTATTTCTATAACGGAGCATCTTAGTACGGGGTTTGAAAACACAGAGACTAATAGCTCTATTGGTACAGGTATGGAAACTGTTTCTATAACAACCTCTGATGATGTTCAGTATATTATTGTTGAGGTTGAAGTTAATCAGAATGACTCTATTACTTTTGAGAATCCATCATTGGCATTAGGAACTAATGCTACATACGAAACTTTTAACACGTAAACTAACATAAATTGGTGAGCAATGAGTAGACTAACAAAGATACAAGGCACGTTTATGGGGGTTAACTTTGAGGTTAAACCAACCCCTATAAGACACGATATCATTAAAGAAAAGAGTAAAGATATGCTTATGGGGTGGTATAAAGAAAACCATCCTGATTTATATGATAAAATTAATAAGGACGAGGTAGACCCTGATGAATTTACTATGTCTGACATTAATAATTTAGAGGCTTGGAGGCTTGACGAAGAGTTCAGGGCTAAATACTGCAAGTTTCAGGCTGAGTCGTGTATGAGGTTTGAGAAAGATATTCCTGATGAAGTGTGGGCTTCTGACGAGTTAGAGCTGGGAACTATACAGGAGGCTTGGGATTTTTTTACAGGAATGCGGACAGTACCATTCGATGGAGTGCAAGCACGTTAAACTCATTGGAGTTGCTCGCCCCCGATGAGATAGTGGAAGAAATCGGTGGGGCTTACAGTTATTACTGTTATGTTCTCGCTGATTTCGACCCTATTAGGGCGAAGGAACTGGAAGCAAATACTACGATAGAAGAGATAACATTTTCTATGATGGCAAAGCATAGATACTATATGAAGGAAGAGGATTAATGGCTGTAGATTTAATTTATAATGTAAAGTTCAATATAGACTCTTCTGAGCTTGATAAAATGAAAGGTGCATCATCTACTAAAGGTGGTGCATCTACTTCTTCTATTAAAAACACTACTAAGGCTGTAGAAGACCAAAATAAAGCTGTTAAAAGACTTGTAGAGTCAACCAAAGAGCATATATCTGAAAACTCTAAACTAAAAAACTCATTAGATTTAAGCCTTAAATCTATAGGTGCTAATAGTAAAGCTACTATTGCTTCTGTTAATAATGCCAAAAAGCGAATAGCGTCTATAAAGGCTCAGAAGGCGGAGATTACTAAACTTTCCAATAGTACGGAAACATCATCTAAGGAAACTGCTGCGTTAAATAATTTATACGCAAGATTAACCTCGCAGGAAAAGCAACTTATAGCAGGTATTCAAAGGTATCGCTCTGAAATAAATAAAACAGAGGTTGCTACCAAGTCCTATACTGGAAGCCAAAAGATGATAGGGGTTCAGGTAGGTGAAAATAACAAAAAGTTTGCCTCTGCTAATCAGGCTATATTTTCATTCTCCGATCTTGTTCAAGATAGTGCTCAATTTTCTCAGGGTTACGCTCAGGGGATGCGGGCTATTGGTAATAACATTTCTTATACAGCCGAGCTTTTTGGTGTACTAAGCAGAAATTT